AAGTCTCGACCATGATATAGAAAACCGCCCTGACGACGAGACTTTTTTACCCGTAGCCTACTTCATTGCTCTTCGCTATCACGGCCTCCAAGAAATGAGCGACTTCCAAACGGGGTTTGGCCCCAATAAAAAGGCCGTACCCACCATCACTATCCACAGCGTAAACCCTGTGGGGGCTAAGGAAATGCAGGATATTATGGCTGATTACGGTATTAAAAGCACATATAAACCTTACTCAAAATGAAATTCCCAGCGCACTTTACAGGATTCGGGTCTAAAGCTGACGGAAGCGCGGGCCTTCGCTTCGCTACTCAAGAGCTTACTTCAGACGAGTTCGGAGAGCTGAAACGTGCGCTCAATAGCTTCGGCTGGCTAGTGTTTGCGCCCCAAGACGAAGCGGTAGATGTGCCTACTGAAAGCATTAGCGACGAAACCAAGAAGCCCTCCGTGCGCCTGCGGGCCGTCCTCTACTTGCTCTGGAAACAAAATGGCGAGCAGGGCGACTTCGATGCCTACTATCGGGGGAGAATTGAGTTGATAATCAACCAAATCAAAGATAAACTTAAGTAGTGGCAAAGGCTAGTGAGAAAACTTTAAAAAGAAAACTCGATGAGCTCTACTCCGAATACATCCGACGAAAATCAGCCTCTCACGAGGGTTACATTAACTGTTACTGTGGCGTTAGAGTCCCTTGGCAGGAGTCCGACAACAGTCATTATATCCCACGAGGGGTTCTATCCCTCCGTTACGAACCTAAGAACACTCACCCAAGTTGCCGAAGATGCAATCGCTTCATGGGCGGGAACTTACAAGCATACGCACTCTACCTCCAGCGTCAGTACGGCCCCGACATCCTCCAATGGCTCGACCGAGAAAAGCGGAAAATTGTCAAAAATTTTCCGTACCAAGAAAGGATAGACTTTTATAAAGAAGCTCTAAAAGACCTCAGAAATGGAACAATGTCAAAAGTGCACGAGAGTTGATAACTCCTACCTCTATGCACTGGAGAATCGTGGTATTATTTACAAATGGGTATGCGAGCGGTGCTACTTTTCTTGGCTCAGTAGCAAGAAGAAAAAGGAGTACGGCAAAAAGGAGATTTAATAACTAACATCATTTTATGAATCCAGACGAATTCAAAAAAGAACTTGACGCGCTTATAGACAAGTATAAGGGCGTTTGCACTATTGTTGCGGTGCCTACAAACGTGCTCGGCAAAGACGGATACTGGCATCCGACCGCAGAAATCGCTATTGCTTCGGTTCCCGCTGGCGGTGTACCGTCTCCTGTTAATGTAATCCAAACAGAATGAACATTTGGAAACGTGTAAAAAATATCTGGGAGTTTAGCAAGTACGAAGTAACTACTGACTTGCAGAAGAGGCGCGTTGAAGTTTGGCCCACGGCCGAAGCAATCAAGACAGTGAAGCAAAGGAAGAGTGCGACCATTATAGAACCTAACGAGTACACAGATGATATTCCAACCGCTGAATAAGCACGTTGAGGTCAAACCCCTGGTGCAAACCAGCGTGGTCATAACTCAGTCAAGCACCTATGAAGAGAAAGGAGAGGTCATATCCATTGCCGATGGCGTAACTGCCGTAAAGGTAGGGGATGTGGCCTTTTTTGATAGCTATTTGTGCGCCAAGTATCCTGATGCCGATGGCAATTTTAGGTATCTAGTGCCCGAGGACAGCATCCGTGCTAAAGAAACCAATGAACAGATACCAGGCTAGTAATTGTAAAAACGGCTTCCTCCACTCCTACGACATCATAAAGGAGTATCCGAAGGGAGTATTGGAGCGATGCAGTCGGTGTAAACATCAAGAGTTCTTTGTGCACAGTGTTCCCAACCACATCTACCTGAGCCACCACATCCGCTCAGCCTTACAACTTAATGACCCAAGATTTGAAAGAGAATATGGAAAAAGATAACATCTATTTAGGAGACGACGCTCGCAACGCACTGATGCGCGGCGTAGATAAAGTGGCGAACGCCGTCAAAGGCACCCTGGGAGCTGGCGGCTACAACGCTTTGCTTCAAGACCCGCGCCCACCATTTACTATTGCAACTAACGACGGTGTGTCCGTTGCCCGTTCTATTATGTTGTCTGACCCCGTGGAGAACATGGGCGCAAACCTCATGAAAGAAATCGGTGCCAAGTCTGACCGCGACGGCGGCGATGGTACTACTACCTCAATCACTCTGGCTCAAGCTATCCTCAAAGGAGGTTTGAAGGCTCAAGAGTCTCCGATGGAAATTAAACGCTCGCTTGAAGAAGCGTTGCCTATCATCCTAAAGAGCATTGACGACCAAACAAAAGAAATCACTGTAGACCAAGTAGGGCAGGTGGCTACTATTTCAGCCGAAGACGAGAAGATGGGGGCTCTCATCCAAGAGGTCTACCAGAAAATTGGCAAAGACGGCATCCTCTACACCGACATTTCTAAGACTGCCGAGGATTACTACACCGAAGGGAAGGGCGTGAAGATAGATGGCGCAGGGCTCGCTTCGCCTTACATGGCTGACACTGATGCTGAAGGACGCTTTGGCAAGAGCATCCAGCTTAAAAACCCTAAGATATTGGTTACTAAGCAACGCATTTCATCAGCATTAGAGCTCAATGACATGGTTGCTTCTCTCTACAATCAGCAAATCAAAGAGTTGGTTGTGTTCTGCGACGACATTGACCCGACTGTTGTGCCTGACCTTATCCTTACCCGCGTAAAAGTTGGCTTCCGTACTGTGGTTATTAAACTACCTGTACTTTGGAAGGACGATTGGTTTGAAGACATCGCCAAAATGACTGGTGCTACGGTTGTTGACCCGAGCATGGGTATTGGATTTAAAGAAGCACAGGTGAACTACTTGGGTACTTGCGGAAGCCTATTGGCCGACAAAAACGACACTTATCTTGAAGGCATTGCAGACATGAACGAGCACATCAAAGCTCTTGAAACTATTGGAGACGATGAGGCTAAAATCCGTGTGGCTCGCCTTAATACGAAGACCGCACGCCTGTATGTTGGAGCCGCGAGCGATAGTGCTTTGAGCTATAAGAGGCTTAAGCTTGAGGACGCTCGCAACGCCGCATACCAAGCTCTCAATGGTGGTGTAGTGGCTGGAGGTGGTCTGGCCCTCTACAATGCTATTGCTAAATTGCCCGAGGGCACGGTTGCCACGATGATATTGTCTGACGCGCTGGCCGCTCCTTTCCTTCAAATTGCTGAAAATGCGGGTGCCGACCCCCACGAAATTGAAGGCAACCTCAAATACAACGAGGGGTATGGCACCATAGGCTTCAATGCCAAGACGGGTGAAATGGTAGACATGTTTGAAGCGGGTATCATTGACCCAGCCAAGATTGTTAAAAATGCCATCACCAACGCTATATCGGTAGCCTCAGTTGTACTTACGACCAAAGTTATTGTCTGCTTGCCAGAAGTGGATAACAAACTTGCAGGCAACTCCCAAATGCCTATAATTTAGAGAGATATGAAGCTTTTTGCCCCATGTGAAGTATGCGACAAATGGAGCTTCTTTATCCGTAAGCGCAAAATAGTAATTGCACCCGTAGCTAAACCCGTTACGTCTAAAAAGCAGATGTGTAGCACCTGTTATACAAAGGTTCTAGCGGCACTAAAGAAATGAGACACGCCAACAAAGAGCACCAAGAGAGTTTGACCCCACTGGATAAGTTCGCATTGGGTATTACTAACCGTGTTGGCACCATGACTTGTGCGGCTTTCTTTGCGGTCATTGCGCTCATCAGCCTCCCAGGAGCTCTCGCTTCGGGTAATGCGCTCATCATAGTGGCGTGGATAGCGCAAACCTTCCTTCAGTTGGTTCTTCTCCCTGTGATTATGGTGGGCCAAAACCTCCAGACCCGCCATGCTACCACCCGAGAGGAAATTCAGTTTGAAGTGAATGTAAAGACAGAGAACATGGTTGAAGAGCTCTTAAAGCTTGCTCGGGAAGCGAAGATAACGAAAAAGTCCCATGGGCCTAAAAGGAAGGCATCCAGCTAAGTCAGTACTGGAGAAGAAGATGGAGGGCGTGCCGTTCAATTACCCCAAGAGCGTTAAAAAACATAAACCTTATGCCGCAGGAAACAAACCCACATCCATCCCCGCTCGACCTATCAAAAGACCCTAATACTATCGTTCTCCAAAAGCAGGCTGACGGTAACTGGAAGGGTTGGATGAAAAAGGGAGACAAGGTGCTGGAAGCGCGTGAGATTAACCCCGAGTACTGTTTACAATGGTTATTAACTAACGAAGGAAAATAATATGTTGGTATCTGCCCTTATAGTATTGCTCATCATCGTAGCGTGCGGATACGTCGCGTTCTGGTTCATCAACGAAGGTTTGCCCGAGCCAATGAAGCTTGTTGCCAAGATTATCGTCGCGGTGCTTGGCCTTATAGCTATCTGGCAGTATGTATTACCAGCAGTAGGACTCCACTAATATGAAAACAAAAGCCCACGTTTCTTTTATCCTCGACAACTCTAGCTCAATGCAGAGTGTTAAGGCGGCTACCATTTCAGGCTTCAATGAGTATGTAAAGACTCTTCAGAGCGAAAAGGGCGTTGACTACACCTTTGACCTCACTCTCTTTGACACTTCTATTGAGAAGCGTTATGTCAACAAGAAGCTTAGCTCTCTTGAGCCTCTTACCAATGCAAGTTACCAGCCCAATGGCTCTACTGCCCTATACGATGCGGTCTGCTCTACACTCCTAAGCCGAGAGGGTAATGGGGAGAAGTGGATTGTCGTTATCATGACTGACGGAGAGGAAAATGCCTCGCACAAGTATAACGAGGGCCAGCTTAAGGACTTCGTAACTCTATTGCAGAATACAGGCATTGTTACTTTGGCCTTCCTCGGTGCGAATCAGAACGCTTGGGCTACGGCTCGCAACTGGAACATGCACCAAGGTAACACCATGACCTACGCTTCTACTAACGATGGCGTGCGCGGTGCTTTCATTAACATGGCCCAAAGCACTAACGCTACCGCCTCTTCTCTACAGGCTTCTTCTAAGAACTTCTTTGCCCAAAACCTTTCTCAAACCCAAGCTCCTAAGCTAGACGACGACTTTAATCAAAATGGCACAGCAAGTAAACAACAGCAGTAGTAGCGGCGCAGGTTTCATCAGCTTGCTTACCATCCTATTCATAGGACTGAAGCTCACTCACTTCATAGACTGGAGCTGGTGGTGGGTGCTTAGCCCCCTGTGGATTTCAATTGCCTTAGTTATAGTTATCTTAGCGGTAGCAGGACTCTTGTATGCTATCTTCGGTGATTAAGCCTAGGTGGTGGAATGGTATACACGCCCGCCTCAAGAGCGCGGCTTCCTTCGGGATGTGGGAGTTCAAGTCTCCCCCTGGGCACTATGAAATGTAATTGCGACTTATTGGGCCAAGGCCCTCACTATCACGTTAGCGACAATCCCCACAGCGTTGAGCGTAAGTGGGAGTGTCCTGTGCATGGCAAGCAACATCGCTATTGGCTTATACATGAGGCAGTTCAGGAGTATTGTGTCCCATGCGGAGGGCCTGAGTGTATTTGCTCTCGGGTGAGTTGCGATTGTCCTATCCATGCTAAAGATTAAAAAGGGAATCTGCGGTTGTTGCTACAGAGCTATTTGGCGCGGTCTCTTCTGGGGTAATACACACCTGTTGACATGGAGATGGGAATGGAGTGAAGACCATGTGGTATAATTCCTGTTATGGAAGAGGAAAAGTTGGCTGAGAAGCCCGTCCCAACTAAAAAACGTCGCCTTAGTCGTAAGCAAAAAGGCTTTGTTAAGGATATTGTAAAAGGGAAGACGGGTGTAGAAGCGGCCCTTAATAATTACGACACCACTGATAATGTTACGGCTCGGTCTATAGCGAGTGAGAACCTCACAAAACCCAACATTGTCAAGGCTATTCAAGATTACCTTCCTGATGAGCTATTGGCCCAAGTGCATTTGGAGGGTTTGTTGGCTACGAAGCTCTCAGGCACAGGAGGCATGAAGCTTTCCATGGGAGCTGACGGGGAAGTAAGTGAGTTCGGGCATAGCGATTTGGAGGTGCCTGACTACGCAACACGCCACAAGTATTTGGATAGTGCATATAAGCTCAAAGGCTCGTATGCGGCAGAGAAGCACCTTACAGTCAACATGGACTTTAAACCTGACGCGACCAGTGTTGCGTTGGCGAACGAGTTTGAAGAGAAATTAAAGGCTGAGATGAAGAAATAGTATGCCTCCTCCTAGTTTCTTCAAGATGCCAGGGATGCCAAACGCTACCAAGAGCACGCGGATTGACAGCGCAGAAAACGGTTTCGTTATCTACCTACGCACCGCCGACAACTCAGAGGAAATACGCATCGGGCCCAACATGAATGTAGCGTTACACATCATCACCGAATACTTTAAAAACCCAATAGAAAATGCCAGCTCTCATGAATGACCACGCTCCTAGAGCAAGCTAGTCTCCACGCCTTCATAGCCCTCAACGGTGTCCGTACTGAGACGGGGGATATTTTAGACTTCAAAAAGTATCGTTTCATGTTCGACATCTACAGCGACCGCTCGCCGCTTATTTGTTGCATGAAGTGCGCCCAGATAGGCTTTACTACCTTTCAAATCCTTAAGACCGCGCACGAGTGTCGCTTTGAGAAGTACGACATCATCTACGTTCTCCCCACGGCCGACGACGTTAAGAAGTTCTCAGGCGGCAAGACCAACAAGATATTGGCCCAAAACCCCCTTATGGCCGAGTGGACGAAGGACAAAGACTCAATCGAGCAAAAGCAGTTCGGTGCCAACACTATCTACTACCAAGGGTCATGGACAGAGCGTGCGGCCCTCATGATTACGGCCAAGAAGCTGGTGGTGGACGAATACGACCGTTGCAAGCCCGAGATTGTGGAGCAGTACGACTCACGTTTGCAGTCGGTGTCAAACCCTAAAAAGGCGTTCTTCAGCAACCCATCGGCCCCAGACTTCGGCGTGGACAAGTTTTATAAGAAAAGCGACCAGAAGAAGTGGCACATTACGCACTCCTGCGGCGAGACCTATGTCATGGACGAGTCCTGCGTTGATTACGAACAGGAGCTTTACATTTGCCCTAAGTGTGGTGGAGAAATCATTGACGAAGAGCGACGTATGGGCGAGTGGATTGCTACCAGCGTAGGGGAGTGGAGCGGCTATTGGATTCCCTTGTGGATTGCGCCATGGATGCAGGCTAAGCACATCGCGCAATACAAGCGCGAGAAGACGGCTGAGTACTTCGCTAACTTCGTGGCTGGCTTGCCATACATCGGCTCGGGCAACAAAGTGTCGGCTCAGACGGTCATTAACTGCCTCAGTGATGTGCCAAACGACCAAGATGGCCGTGTTATTATTGGAGTTGACACTGGCCTCCCTATCCATGTCGCTATGGCTAATAAACAGGGATTTTTCTATTATGGACAACTCTCAGACCCGTCAACAGGCAAAGACCCTTACCTCGAACTTGAGTCATACTTGCGCCGCTGGCCGAAAAGCATCATCGTCGCAGACCAAGGGGGCGACCTTATTGGGATTCGTAAGCTTCAAGCCGCATATCCAGGTCGAGTGTTTTTGGTGTGGTACCGTCGTGATAAAGCAGGCGTTGAACTCATCAAGTGGGGTGAAAACGAAGAGTACGGCAAAGTAACTGCCGACCGCAACCGCCTCATCCAGCTCTTCATTGACGAAATGGTGGACAAGCGCATCACCTTCAACGGCAACGAGAGCGAGTGGCAAGAGTACATTGCCCATTGGCTCAACATCTACCGTGTTTGGGAAGAAAATGCTTTGGGCGTAAGGGAGTTTCGCTGGGAGCGCACGGGCGCAGACCACTACGTCCACGCCTCAATCTATGCCCGCATCGGCCTGTCTAAGTTCTCAGAGACCATGGCAACCGTCGTTGGTGGCCCTGACATGTTCGGCAACATTCCTATTGGCCGCATAGTTGACCTCTAACATGGCACGCTTTGATACAACAGACTTCAGCCGCCGCCCAATAGGGCCTTGTGGAAAGATTATGTTCGGCAAGAAGGATGCGGCGACCAAACGCAACTCGCTTTTGAAGATGGGCAATGAAAAACATCTACGCATCTACCAATGTCCCCAGTGCAATGCTTGGCATTTGACAAAGGTTCGCGATGGCTCGTGGTATAATTAAGCAGTAATAAATAAAAGAAAACGCCAAACTATGATAAATGGCTGAACTCGACCCCGTACAACTGAACGTAACTGGCGTTACCGACCTCGTTCAGTCGAAGACCAACAAGGTTCCCAATGGCGTTTTTTCTAATGACGAAGGCCCTGATAGCGAGCGCGAAGATGCGCTTGACCTCCAACTTGGAGACGATGAACTCCTAGACCTCCGCAATACATGGGAGGCTAAATATGCCGCATACGAAGCGGGTATAAATAAGCGACAGAAGGCAAACAAAGCCTATTACCTTGGCAAGCAGGCTGAAGGAACGGCTCTGGCTACCAATGACCAGCCACTTGCATCTAACATTCTCTTTGAAGCGGTTGAAACCTTTTTGCCCGCCGCTCTCTCTAAGAACCCTGACCCCGTAGTTTATTCAGACAATACCGAGCAAGGCACCGCAGTCTCAGACGCGGTTCGCACCATGCTCCAGTTTCACGCCGACCAGCTCGTGTTGCGCTCAATGCTGACGCAAATGACACGCCAATGGTCTATCTATTTCCTCGGGGTCATGAAGCACGGCTGGGACGCTGACCGAAAGGACATCACCTCAGAGGTGCGTAAAATCCAAGACTTTATCTTTGACCCTAACGGAACAGTGGATGCGTATGGCGACTTCAATAGTTACCTCGGGGAGCGCATCACGCTCTCTGCCGCGAAGCTGGTAGAGCTCTATCCTGAGCACCGCGCTTACATCACCGAGCAAGTTGATGGGAAAATGGGCACCGACTGTACGTTTACCGAGTGGTGGACGGACGAGTTCTGCTTCTCTACCTTCAAAGACCTGATACTTGATAAGCACAAAAACCAATTCTTTAACTACCCCACCAATGAGGAAGACCAATTTGGCAACCCGACTGAAGAGAAAGGTAGCAACCACTTTGCACGCCCTAAGAAGCCTTACACCTTCCTCAGCGTCTTCAGCCTTGGTGAGCACCCGCACGACGTAACTGGCCTCATTGAGCAAAACATCCCGAACCAGAACCTCATCACCAAGCGCACCCTACAGATTGACCGCAACCTGTCGCGCTCAAACAACTCGGTCGTCTATTCTGAGGACAACTTTACCCAAGAAACGGCTAAGCAAGCGTCTAACGCCCTAGAGAAAGGCAACCCCGTACTCGTCCCGAGCGGTGGCCCGATAGACAAAGCCATCATTCGTATGGCCGCTGAAGGCTTCCCAGACGCGGCATTTAACGAGCTGGAGAACAACAAGATAAACCTACGCACCATCTTCGGTACGCAAGGCATAACCGCTCAGCAACAAACCGAGGACACGACCGCTCGCGGCATGATTCTCAACCAGCAATATGACAACTCGCGCATCGGCGGGGGTATTGGCGACCGCATCGCGCAGGTAGCCGACAACACTTTTAACTGGTGGGTACAGCTCTACTACGTCTTCTATGACGAGCCGCACTTTGCCGCAATCATGGGCCAAATGAAAGCCGTGGAGTATGAAACATTCTCTTCCCAAGACCTCGACCGCCAGCTTGTTGTCTCGGTGGCTCCTGACTCAATGAAGCCGCACGACCAAGTAACGGAAATAAATCAGGCGGTAGAGTTCTACCAAATGGGGGCTATTGGCCCAAAGACGTTGCTAACTATAGCTAATTTCCCGAATGTGGATGAGAGCGCGGCCGACGGCGTACTATGGAAAGTAGACCCAGCGGCTTATCTTCAGCTCAACTGGCCTGACCTCGCGCAACAGCTACAACAAATGGCGGCGCAACAAATGGCTTCTGAGCAGATGCAGGCGCAACAACAAATGCAAACGCAGGGTGCGGCGGCTGGTCAACAGCTTGAGCAAAAGGATGCGGCGCATAAACAAGGTATGCAACACAAGCAAGAGGCGCACGAACAAAAGATGCAACTGGCTGGGGCTCAACCACCAACGACTGGCGGCGCGGATGAAACGTCGGCTCTGTCGCGTGTGAAACTTCCTAAATAGTTATCCCCAAGCGAACATCTTTATTAACTAATGGTATAATTCAATAAAATGGACTCCTACGAATTAGACAACCACGCTTACGAGCACATGCGAAAGAACGGTATCCACCGTACTAAAAAGTCTGGGCCGCGTAAGGGAGAGACAGTGCATGAGACCGTAGGCGGCAAGCCTTTCAAGCACAAAGCACTTAAAACTGCCCAAGCTAAGAACATGGCACCCGTTGACGCGCCTGCGGGCAAAGACATTAAACGATAATGTTTCACGAATAACATGTCCATTTACCAAGACAAAAATAGCGGAAAATTGAGCAGGGTCTCTGAACTTTTGCACAGCAAAAAACATACGGAACATGTCAAGTTCGGCGGCCTGAAGCCAAAAGGAGACTCCCCCCACAAACATACTGCTTTAAAGAAAGCCCAAAAATCTGCTAAAGAACCTACTGAAAAGCAGGTCAACGCGCATGTCCGACGCAAAGAAAGTATCTATAAAAACCTTTACTAACATGGCAAAAGATTCAAAAGACAAAGCACTGAAGGAACAGCTCAAAAAGGTTCATCACTCTACCGAGTATTGCCGTCATTGCGGTAAGAAAGTGTCCAGCTCAACGCGCCACGAGAGCGGGCATCGGGAGTGGGAGCACGAATCAGGTGCTTCGAGCCCGATGAAGGGCTAAAACTGTGGACAACGATTTTATTAGATAGGCAAATAAGAGTATAATACCAGTATGAAATGTACCGATTGTGAAGACGGAAAGGTAGAGGGAGGAGTAGAGTGCGCGACTTGCTCGGGCACAGGCTTTAACGGCTCAGCAGTAGAGGTTGAAGAAACTGAAACGGAAGTTGAAGACGACACCGCCGAAGAGACCGCAAAGGAAACGGAGTAGAACATTTAAAATTTAATAAAGACAAACGCCAGTTTGGAAAGGAGTCTCTCAGAGACTTCGCATGGTTTACTGGCGTTTTCTATGCGAAATCTCTTAGAGCCCCCTTTTCAGGGGGTTTTTAGTTGTAAGGCATCTATCCAAAAGCCTGAATTTTGTAAAACTAATGCCTGAAATACGGCCGAAACCATGCCAGAAAACAAACCGAAGAGTGCGATGGAACAGTTCTTGTCAGACATTCCTGTTGCTAATCAGCAAGCGGAAGGTACCGACATTTTTGAGCAATCTCTCGATGGGACGCAAGAGGCCGCAGTTGTAGCTCCTGAAACTACGGAGACAGCCGCCACCGAAGACGAACCTCGTAAGAATCGCCAACACCGCCGACTAGAGGCCAAACTCCAAGCTGAGCGCGAAGCCAACATTGCTCTAACCGAGCGTGTAAAGACTTTGAGCGAAGTGCAGAAGTTTGCCGCCGTTGCTGAAGGAACTGTTGATGAAGACCTTATACGTCTCTACGGAGACACTGATGCTGGCCGCCAAGCGGCAAAGCTGACCCAAGGTCTACTTGAAAAGAACAAAACCCAAGCACGAGAGGAAGCTTTAGAGCTCTTTAAACAACAGCAGGAAGAAGCGAACCGAGAGACGGCCAACAACCAAAAGGAGTTGGACGATATGCTTGAGGATATTGAGGATGAATTCAACGTAGATATTACGTCTGACACTCCTGCCGCCCGCAAGTCTCGCCAAGGTTTCTATTCTCTCCTTGAAAAGATGTCGCCCAAAAACAAAGAAGGTATGGTCGTTGACTATGCCGACCCCATTGCCACTTGGGAAATGTATCAACTTCAAAATAAACCAGACAACAATCGCGCTAAAGACCTCGGTTCCCGCACCATGGTCAGGTCTGGTGCTTCAGTAGAAACAAAACTGGAGTCCACGGCCCAAGAGCGATTCCTTAAAGACGCGGGGATTATTTAAAATTAAAACTAACATTACAAAATGCCCCCTAATGTA